GCGGTAGCTTCTCGCGATCGAACGCTCCGCCAGCATAGGCTCCTGCGCCAGCGCCGGCCAGGCCGAGGGCAGCCAAAAGCGCTATCAGGCCTGGCTTCATTTTAGCCTCTTTAGCCATGCCGTCCTGTGTCTGCGCGGCCTTTACCACCTCATCTACGATGACGGCGGCTGTTGCCAGTTTGGTTAATTCACGCTGTATTAGATCCATGACTCTCTCCTTTGCATATATCAGTATAGACGAGCATCGCCTTTGTCAAATTGCCCCACCGCCCAACGCCAAGGCTAGGTCTGCAACGCTTAGCGAGCCTAGATTTTTAGCCCGCTCGGCCAATTCCCCACGCAATTCGCCCAGCGGGGTGTTGGCTAGCTCTTCAAGCGTCTCAGCCCAGTTAGATTCGCGCCGCTTGCGCTTAGAGTCTCTCAGCAACGCCCAAAGACCTAAGCCGGCCAATCCCGCCGACACGGCATGTGCCACGTTGGGCTTGTACTTCAAGCCACTGATAAAGTTGGCATAAGACTCTTGCGCAACGTTAGCGGCTTGCTTAGTCAGAAGATGCTCAAGCTGACCCACTGGCCGCCATCTCCCTAGCGCGCTCTGGGAAGTTGTAGTTCAACGCGTTATTGCCTAAATATTTCCCCAGCCTAGATGCTCCGAAAACACTCAACAGCGCGATCAGCGGGTAGCGTGCCCGCTGCCATCTCTGACTCAGGAATTTACCCACAGTCTGCGCTGCTTTCGGATCATGCTTGGGCAGTGCGGCCTCCTTGAGCATCGCCGCCAATTGCGACATTACTGTCCGCCCATCGTTAGATTAGCCTGCTGACGCAGCGGGCCCAGGAAGTTGGTCATACCCATGGGCTGAGCTCCAGTTGGTTGCATCATGTTGTTCATATAGCCCTGCATCGCCCTATTACGCCCGCCTATGTTGGTATTCCAGCCCTGAGCTGCAGATTGCGCCTTAGGTATGCCCCAGGCGGCCAATGCACCGAGGCCACCTACCCCCAACAAAGCCATAAGCATACGCGGATTAATTGCTGCAGTTTTCAGGTTATCTCTTAGAGCCTCTAACATCATAGGACGACCTCCTGGTTAGCTATCTTAGTATAGCATCTAGCCTAGCCTGTCAAAGAGTCAGGCGCGTATCTTGCGAAATGGTTAGCCGCCGCTTGCTTGGCTTGCTCCATTAACTCGAGCTCAGTACCGAATTTAGCCTCCCACGTGCGCCTCCCCGCGTGGATCGCTTCGCCATGGTTACCATTCCGATGATGCAACGGGCATAGAGGGATTACATCAAACTGATCAGCCTTGCGCCCCACTCCCGTCCCGGTGCGAATGTGGTGTATTTCAGCCGGCGTGTCGGGATGACCTAAATTGCGGCACACTACGCATCCCCATTGACGCAAGAATGATTGATGCTGCTGCCAGGTGGGCATTACTCTTCATCCGATGCGTTTGATTTGGTAATGCTTTTTACTACGACATCGGCATAGTCACCGTAATCATCCAAACACTCCCGCTGCAGCGCTGCCATGAAGTCCGGGATAAGCCCCTGGCTCTGCGGCGCAAATATAACGTCGATATACGGGTGCTTGTTGGGCGGAATAACCGTCACCTTGACATAACCCTCCATGTGTTTTTCAGCCTTACGATACCAATATAATGCTTTTTCGGTATTATGGCACACACACACGTTAAAATGGCCCAAGAAGACCAGCAGGGCGTAGATGCGCATGCAGGCAAAGCCGTCAATAAACACGAGATCAGCGTCTTCCACGACCCTAGCAATATCGGCCTGTATCCTGCGTTGAGTCTCCGGCGGGACTTGATATGGATAGATACGATACGACGCTACATCCAGCGGCAGCGGCCGGATGTCTACTCCGGGGACTTCAGTCTTAATCTTATCAAGCCATTCCGGGTCGCTTTCGTATGACGTAAAAGACGGAGCTAGCTCGTGCAGCATTTGCGTGCTATTAAGGCCGGCCCCGAATTCTATCACACGCGCAGGCTTCTGTACGCTTATTAGCGCACGTAGGACAAATCTATGAGACGGCCTAAGAGTGTTGATTTGCATTAATACTCTCCCGTTTCCTCAAGCGTATCGCCGAAGTTGATGCCGTACAGGAATGGCATAATGGGATTAGCCCCACGTCTACTGCTGGTAGCTCCCGTCGCGGCGGCACGCCTCATCTGACGTACTAGGTCGCCACCTAGCATCTTCATGGCCCAGTCAGGCTCTAGCTGCTGTAAGTGCTGATCCATGCCGGCAAACACCGGTTTGTAGACGATCGGCTTCATCCCGGCGGCCTTAAGTTGATTGTTCATCGCCGCAAGCTTATTTGCCGCAACAACATCTCCATACACGAAGTCATCGGCGTCACCGGGATCTTCTATTTTAGCAAAACGAGTAAGGGCCCCGACAAGCACTTCAATGTAACGATTGTCGGGCGCGGTCTTGCCATAGGCCGTAGATATCTGCTCTACCAGATAACGCTGAAGTTCGCGCAGCCCACGATACTTCAGCATCTCCTGCGGGTCCATATACCCATCCTGCAACTGCTGACCCCGCTTGACGGCATCTCCCGCCTTGACGTACAAGTCCAATCCGGGGCTTGCCACTATCTCTTGCCCATTATCCATGGTCAAGATCCTCGTTCCGGATTTGAGAGTGTTGATAGACTTGATCACCCCATCGCGCGGAGCCATGGCTGCCTTCTGCCCAGCAGGCGCTCTCCCGTTGAGTAGGGGCCATATCATATACAAACCCTCTATCTTCTTAGACGCCCCTGCAGCTCCTGCTTGGTGGAACGACTTCAACACCAGTTGCGTCGCCGGCTCGCTGAGGGTCTGTGCGGAAATGGCGCCCATGTTGGTTCCAACAGCAGGCTTATCCGCACCAGGGAGCCTCCCGAAGTCTTCCGCATATAACCCCTCGGGGGCTGATGTGGTAAGCGGAGAGCGCACGTTGAACTGCTTCAACCCCGCCTTCTGAGCAGCCACCACCATGTCTTGCGTCACCGGTTGACCAGCCCTGCCGATAACCATCCCATTAGGGGCAATGGCATCCTTAGCAAGATAGCGATAGAGCACTGTGGGATGTGACACCTCATAGTCAATACCAGAAACCACAGCAGGCTTGCCTGGACGTACGGTCACGCCCAGGGCCGCTCTGGTTAGCTGCTTGCCAAAGTATCCCGGATCCCTCACCTCGATAGTCTTGCCCATCTCGCTAACCCTAGACCCCTTGGCGGCAGTCCAATAGTCAGGGAAGTCCATGCCCTCGCCATAGCCAGTGCGCAATAGCTGCGGATAGGCCTTGCCCTGGAAACCCGTAGAATAGATGGGGGAATACAATATCTGAAGCACATTGCTCCAACTCCCCTTAGCACCCGAATCAGCCAACACCGCCATGGCGGATTTTGGATCCGTTACCTCCTTGAGCTTGTTTATTACACGCTCACGGATTTCATTAAAATTAGCCGGTGGTTGCCCCATGGTAGGTAAGGAGTTGATCTCGGTCTTGTTCTTGATGGGAATGAAATCGTCTAGCTTATAGGAAATCGCAGTCTTGTAGCTGAGCATGTCGCCCAAATCCTTAAGGCCCTGTACTGTGGCCTTGTAATCCTGCGGGCTTTCGTCAGCGATGCGATTAAGGGTTGCGACCAGCGCCTTGTCACTCCACACGGTGTCGTAATTGCGGAACCCCTCGGGGAGCTTTTCGTTGATCATAATCCTAGCTGGCGAGGTGATTTGATTTCCCACCGCAACCATATCCGTCAGCCCTATCTCGTCAGCCCTAAACGCCTCGAGTGCGTCGGAGAAGTTATTGTAGCGTTTGCTCGGCCTTGCGTCACCCGCCATGGATGCACGATATAGTCCCGCGATGGTGTCCTCTTCCGGCTTAACTAGAACACTGTCCGGCCCGTATTTGATCACGTTCTGCGAAGGCCGCATCTTGGTCTTGGCCTCACGCACTGCCGCGGGAGTAACCGGAACGGTGACCGACATTTGGTCGCCGTCGAAGTCGGCGTTGAAGCCCTTAGTCACCAATGGAGGTAGATAAATAGCCGTGCCGGGATACTTCTTGGCGTTAAAGGCTAAGTAGTTATATTTATGCAGCTTAGGGTCGCGGCTGAGGATGAGGGGCCGCTCCGCCATCTCCTGATCGAGAGCGTCTTCCGCAACCTTGCTGCGATTGTCGGTTAGCGTTTTAGCTCTCAGCGCCGGCATGCCGTTTTGTACTAGACGCTTGATGATGAAGGGGCGGTATATCGTCCACGCAATCTCTTCAGGCAGCCTAATCTCATCCATGTCGAGCTTGGGATCGCCCATGATGACTGCGCGCCCGCCCAGAGCTTGACGCTTAGCTAGCATCTTGCTCTGGAAATATCCCGTCCGCGGAGTATCGCCCTTAAGATATTCCAGAATACCCTTTGCCATCCTAGCCTGGCTTGCGTCACCCTTCTCCACGCCTTGCAGTTGGCCTATAGCCTTGTATGCATCCTCTCGGAGAGAATACATCCACCGGCGCGGCAACCCCCTCATGTCCTTGAGCGAGTTGTTGATACGCCCTATGTTTTGATAGAAAACAGTCAAGTCGCTCACGCGCAGCTTGTCGTCCTTAGTCATATAAACCGGCCGGTAAGCTGGGGGCAAAACGGGGAGCTTGCTCATCATGTAATCAGTGGGCTGCATCCCAGCGCGCTTGAGTCCCGCTAGAAACTTGAGCTTCTTGACAGCCTTATCCCTTGAAGCCCCCCTTAGTGTCTTGATCTGCGGGACTAGCTGCTTAATGGTATCGTCACGATCTATCTTGCTAAGCAGCCTAGCCATGGCATTGCCGCCTATCATAACGCCAGGGCCGTATGGCTTGATATTATCCTCGCTATCTATGCCTAGCCGGCCAGAAACGAGGCCCATGAATTGCTGCTTGCTAAGATCGAGCAAAGATCGTATCGCGTCTTCATACATCGGATTGGGGAAGCCATCAGCCAGCGAAATATGCCCCCACTTAGTCCCAGACATCCCGCCGAAGATCTGTCGATCGTATAGCCCTCCAGGCTGAGGGGCGAGGAACTCATGCGAGCCAGGCTCGCCTATGCGCACGACGCGTCCTGGATCGGGGACTTCTCCGCCGGACATTTTTAGCACGTCTCGATCGGTCAGGGGGACTAGGCGCAGGTCGGGGCCCTCCTCGCGGATGTTAATCCCCGCCCCCTTAAGCATATTAATGAGCTGATTATACGCGAAAGTAGTCTTGGGCGCCGGGACGGGTTGACCCATCTCTAGCGCGCGCCAGTAGTCGTCATTCCACTCGCTCTTAAATGTGGCGGTTTCTTTTAGCACATTGCTAGCGCCATGGCTCAGCATTGAGAACAGGCCCAACAGGTCCTGCTTAGGCCCCTTGTGCGGCCGGCGTGAGGCTAGTTCGTATGGATCCTCTCTGCTCCTAGCGCGCAGCGCCTTAAACGACTGCTGCTTCTGTTTAGTAAAATACTGCGGGCCGACATATATCTGGCCAATAGGCTTATTGTTTTCATCATACAACATCTCGGTGTCTGACAAGCCGCGCTTGCGCAGCTCTTCCTTCAACACCGACGCGTCGATCTTGCTGTGTAGGTTGGGGGCGTTGAAGGGCTTGCCGTCATACTCGGCAACCTTGCCCGCGGCAGTCTCAAGGATCTGCGATATATTCATCCGCGAAGGCACCGCCGCCGGGTTTTGTATCACATCCAAAGGCCGCCCGGAGGCATCGTGTGGCATTTGGTCGTCGGGGATGATTGCTACAACAACACCCTTAGCGCCCGCCCTGGTAGAAGCCTTGTCTCCCACCACAAGCGGCTCTTCAGTACGCACCCATACCTTGACAAAATCGTCTCCACGGACCACCTTGACGACACGCCCTGGCACATCACGATCCCATGCGTGATCATTGCGAGTCAGTGGGTTCTTGAAGACTGACGAGATGTTGCCGCGCAGGATGTCGTCCTCAGTTAGGGCACGCTCGCCCATTTTGAGCATCAGGGGATCGCCAGGCTCAACAATCGCGCCCTCGCGGACTACACCGTCATCATCTAGATTTGCTAGCTGCGCAGCGTTATAGCTTCCAGGGTAGTGCGCCACGAAGCGCTTCTTGGAGAGTATGTCGCTACGAGCTACCCCGTGCTGCATCTGGTGGATATGCTCCGAAGTGAGCTTCTTCGCCGCACTCTCAGAGACGACTAAGCCATCCATGAAGTTCAAGCCCTTGTAGGGCAAGTACCCCACCCTAAGGTTAACCCCAAAGGCTAGCTGGCCGTCTTTGCTAAAATTATTCTCAGCATAGATAGCGCCATCGCGCAGCACGTCTCCGGGTTTAACCGTCGGCTTGTAATCTAGAAACGTAGTGCCATTCAGAGGGAAGGCGTTGTAGAAGCGCAAGTTGGCCTTCTTGCCATCAGACGTTAGCACGTTGATGTAATCGCTGCCCACAGATACGACTTTAGCCCCATCGAGATGGCTAGGGACCCTCAGGTTGGTCAACTCATACATGTCATCTTCGCCGTATTGGTCCTTATTATCCATGCGGCCGATGAATGACTTGACCAGGGGGGCTTCGCGATACTTCAACGGCAAGGCCTGCTTCATCTGGTTGCCGGTGTAATTGGCTCGCACTGGAGAATTGTGATTAAGAAATGGCAGCACGTTGATCACTTGATTAATAGTGGCCTCCGGCGTTTCATAAGTCCAATCCACAGACTTAGCCGGGACTTCTTTGATCTCGCCCCTCACCAAGGCCTTCACGACTAACGACTTAGGAATCATCCTGCCGTCTTTAAGCTCGAACGACCCCGGAAGGGCCACTACCTTGTCATATGCCTCTTCAGGTGAAAAGCTAACCGGCTTGCCGGTCTGAGCCTCTCTCCCGCGAGCAACTAGGCGCTTGCCGTCCTTATCAGCCGCGCGGGCCATGAACATGTTAAGCCCCACCCTGCCGCCCGTGGGCGACTGTATGGGGTCGATAAAGCCCAGATAAGTGTCGTCAATGCCCTGCGTTTCCGGAGACACCGAATGCGTTGACGGAATACCGCCCTCGCCCATTACGGTGAACTCCCTGCGGGCAGACCAGATGTCAAATGGGTTGACCTGCTCTGGGGTGCTAGAAAGCTCATCAAGCAAGAACTTCATGCGCACCGTGCCGCCAAGCGTAACCAACGGACGACTCACTATCGACTCAATAGCCCTGTTGGGGTCGTCAAGACGCAATCTGACCTTCTTGGATATGTTGTTGGACTGCTTGCCAATAGCTATATCTACCATGTCGTCTATGCCCAGCGGGACCTTAAAATAAAGCGCATCACGCCTGTCCGGCTTAGCGCGTCCCGCGCTGACATCAAGCATCTTCTTGCTCACCTGGAACAGTAGTTCGGGGGATAGCGACTCCGCCTCGCGGCCCACGGTAACCTTAGTAACCCATGGATCGACAGAGCTTTGGCTAAGAGCTTCTTTTAGATTAGCTATCTTCTCTTCCGCGGGGACGCCCTGAGGGGCGTAGGAGAACATCGTAGCATATAGGTTGTTCAGCACCGTAGCCTTTGTTTTATCAGAGGCGTGATTGTCATCAACAATATCCTGGCCCCACATCTTGACGAACTGCTCACGGGGCACGCCTAGCATTTCCAATACGGCCATGAGGGGGAACTTGCGCGCGCCGACGTGGAGCGAGAACATCGAGGTGTCAGGATTGAACTTAACCTTCATATTCTGCCGCGTGGAGGTGTTGATAAATGCCTGCACGCCATCAGAGACTTCGGTAGTATAAATGCCCGGCTTAAGCCTTAGCTGGCGCTTAACGGAATACTCCTTGCCGCCCATGATGAAGGTGCCACGCTCGGTTAGGGCTGGGAGATGCATCACAAGGCGCTGATTAAGCCGCTCGATTTCCTTGCCGTCGTTGTCATATAAAACAAAATCGGCACGGACAGGGTTGGTAAAGTCGCGGTTGTAGTATTTAGCATCTAGCTGCTCCTCGAGGGCCATGCCGACGTTAACGTTCCCTACGTCTATGTTTTCAATACGTAGCTTGCGCGTTTTACCATCGACATTAAATAGCTCTTGCAATCGGCGTTGTATGACATTAAGCAGCTCAACGTAGTCAGAACGCTGGCTTGCACCTCGTCCGTATTTGGGCAATTGATGTCCTCCCATGTAGTGATTTGCAATATCTAGTATAGGCAGCAGACCGCGGGGGTCAATGCCAATATCCCGCGTTATGGGTTATAAAGATCATGAGTGTAGCTCGTGCATTTCACGCAAAGGAGTATGTAAATGGATGAGATAATTAGGGTTGAGATTAGCGCAAACAACTCAATCCGCATTACGAAAATCGCCCCACACATAAGAAACACCTTCAGTCGGGACCACAAACTAATCCAGCTGTTCCTCCCCGGTCGTGACCCCGAAATGGTGATCACGCCATGCGTAAACACGACGTGGCACACCAACAGCCATAGTTTCGCCATTGAGTGGCAGCGGGCACTAATCGCCGCGGCTTTGCATTATCATAGGAAGGAAGAAGAACGTGGCTGAGTTTCCGCCGAATTGGATTCCGCGCCTCGGGCGCCACCTGCCCATGGGCACAACAATAAGCGTCTCCGCAGGGGCCGTAGTAGCTTTAGCTAACATTAGGCCCAGGATGTATGCGGTCATCCCGGAGACAAACCTCGTCGTAGAACTACCGGGCATGCTCCGCGGAGGAGATGATATCATGCACCTTGCGATGTATCGTTGTTTGCGATGGCGCTGGAACGATGATAATCCTAGGCAGATAAAATTCACCGCCACATTGATCAATCAAGACATAGCCATCGCATGTCAGCGCAAACTATTGGCGCTGATGCTGGCTTTGTGGCGCACTTTGCAGGAGAAGAAATCATGAGATACATGCCGGAAAACATGATACCCCGCATAGCGTGGAGGGAGGTTAACAATACATGACACTGTTGCCTGTAGAATGGATACCACGCACAATGCCACGCGGCGAATTCTGGACCTTAATATGCCTACCTTCGGCGCTAGTCTTTGAGTTCCCTATTAAATGCTGCCCCATCGCGCTGTTGCAAGGAACGTATTTTATAACCCCGCCCTCACCGTACCCGACCGGCGCTGTTTCCAATGAAGCATGGGGGGCTGCTGCCCCACGGGCAGCCGCGGAAGTGAACGAGGTAATGATAGACCCAGAGCAGGCTTTGTTGGGCTGGACGCATTACCGCCACGGAGGATACAATGCGATATGCTTACTAGGCCACACAGATGCTATTAAGGTGCAACGCGCGTTACTCGCGCTGATGCTAAGTATATGGCGAGACACTGGGGGCCCGGAGTGATAGACCCAGAGCTAATTCCGAGGATTGAGCGCCGTGGTAACCTTCATGCGGTCACCATCTCCAGCCGGGCCATAGACCAACCTGGCGACACAACTAGAGCAATCGAGATTCGCGACGTGGCGTGCGCTTCGTACGTCGACGTGCTGGTGACGCTATCGAGAGGATATCTGCGCGCGCGCCGCTACGTATGGGTTTGGAGGGGCGAGGAACTTTGCTGGATGCAATTCGGGATGCATCAGAACGCAATAACGGCGCAACGCGCTGCTCTTGCACTCGTCTTGGCTAAATGGCGCACAGGATGGAGGCCATGATGAAACATCTTGACCCGAAATGGATTCCGCGCCTAAAGCACGGCATGTTGGTTACACTGCCCGACAGCGTCACAGGTGCGGTTCGCCCCGGCCCCCTCAAGGCATGCAGGGTGCGCTCGGACTTTCAGCTCTACGTTACGCTGCCTGCACGAGATCAGGGATGGAGGCATATCATAGTGTCCTGGCAGGAACATCAGGAGGGGCAAGACTATACAACCGACCCCTTCACTAAACACGAATACGCCGTAGCCACCCAACGCGCCCTCATGGGACTAATTATGGCCCTGTGGCGTGAGGGGGCGATATCATGACGAAATATATGCCCTCTAGTTGGGTCCCGCGACTCTTCGAGGATGATCTATACGACGCTGAATTGACGGTATGGACGGTGTGCTTACCCCGCAGCGTACGATGCGAGCTGCTTCAGAGGCCCAGGCTAGAAAACCGACCACCCTATAACTCCGCTGATGACATAATATCCCTTTCGGCGAGGAACTCTACTGGGACGATGATTTGGAGTTGGAGGGTGAGCCCCAGAGCGGCATGATGTATTGGGAGCACGACCTTGCAATTAAAGAACAACGCAGGCTATCAGCGTTAATGCTGCTGTATTGGAGGAAGTACTATGAGTGATAACACCATGCCTGTCGATTGGATCCCACGGCTTTGCAAAGACCCTTCATACCGCGGGATGCCAAAACATGTGGTATTTCTCCCCCTCCGCATATACAATGAACTGCGCGCGAGACCGCAACTGGCAATCCGCCAGTCTCCGTATTTCGAGCGTTGCGAGCGCGGAATGTCACTTGCCGGCAATATCTCAGGAGTATATTGGCGAAACTGGACCACAACACGCAACCCCGACGGGACACATGCCGGCGACATCGTATATGGCACCCTAAGCTACTACGACGACCACGCTCAAGCGGTCGCATCTCAGCGCCAGCTGTGTGCCTTAATGCTGGAGTATTGGCGGAGAGAACAATAACGGCGATAATGCGGTATATATAAAGCGAAGCCAGCTTAACGAAGGAGGACCCATGAGAGACCCGCTACTAGTGATGCTGCCGATCACGCTGCGCGTATTTACGCGTGGCGAGTTAATGTATTGCAGCACAAAATGCGAGCTGCGCTCCGATAGCGGATATTCATGTAAGCTAGGCCTTGCCCAGCCCATCGACGCAGCCGCGGGCGGGGATTACGTTCCCATGCTCAAGCCAGGCGAGCGTTGCCCAATGAAGAGCGGCTCTGAGCTCAGTCGCACCGTAGTACTGACTCTGACAGAAGCCGCCGCTAGCCAGGTGTGATAACACACCATCCAAGGAGGCATCATGCCGGATCCCGAAGTCATAGTGGTAGAGAAACCGTGCTTTCCCGTCGAAGTCACCAATCCGATCGATCCAGAGCGCACTATGGACGTTATCGAAGTATCGCAGGAGGACGCTGAGCTGCTGGGCCCCGACGACGCCCCCTGCGATGTAACAGTATACGACTACTACCATCAGTGTTACGTCCGCGTCGTCCGCAGAGAGTGCGGAATGCACCCGGGATGTTGGCACGAGATGGTCGCGACCTTCGACCACGGCGGCGAAACCACCGACAAGCCAATTGCCCTAAGAAGGATGGAGTAACATGAAGTACGCCCTGAAAAGCATTGTCGAGGGAGACCCCTCGAAGGAAGAGCGCACGCGGTATCTAACCGTAGGAGAGATGGAGGAGCGCGGACCCGGCTTCGACATCAAGCTCTACATCGTTCCCTATGATATGCAAGCACTCGTCGACGAGCGACGGCCCGGAAGCTACCGCATCGTGCGGCAGAAGACGGAGCGCGAGCGCGCTGCCAATCCGGAAGGTTATCCGGACTTCTATCTGGGGAGCATGCAGACCACGAAAGCAGGAGACAAGTTCCTCCTGCATCTCAACATGTTCCCCGACCTGACCATCCTGGCGGCAACCATCGACGACAGACGTGGCGGCAGTAGTGCACCACCACCACGCCCGACGCAGCCACGTCCAGACGCCGCACCCGACGAGGGTGACGGCTACGACGACGACATACCGTTCTGACGATCATGCTCCTAGCGGAGGGGAAGCCCTCCGCTAGGAGACTAACTCCACAACCAGGCCCAACGGCTTGGATTCTTTTTTAGTCTGCTCAGGCCAAGAAGATGATACGTCAATATATTGACGGTCCTTAAACTCCTCCTTCTTGCCATTGTTCCACGAGTCTACCGGGGTGTAATAGCCTACAACCCTTGAATATACGAGCGCGCGCACGGCCTTGATTTTTGCCATCTCGCCTCCAGACGAGCAGGGCCGGCAAATGCCGGCCCCGATGGGTAATGCGACTAACTCTTAGAGCTTGTGCCTGTTATACCATTCCCGCCATCCAGCGGGTTGAAAATCAATCTCCCCCTCGGTCATTAGCTTCCACTCGAAGAACCTGCGACGGACTAGCCCGGGAAGTCTAATCCTTTTCCCGGTGGCGCGATCCCTGCCGGTGGAGTATTTGTAGAAGACATTGCCTGCCTCAGCATCGGTTGCTTTGCACGGCCACGTGCCGCCAGTAATGATCCCCGGCCCGGCGTTGTATACAGCAGACACCAATCCGGCGCGTGTCCACGGAGGGAGTAGATCCCACTCCTCCGTGCGCCACTTTTTACCCGGCTTGGAATTCCACGCACGCTTAGCTTGAGGGACGTACTTTTCCTCAAGCTCGTCCACTAGATACAACGCGGCTTGATCTTTAGTCCATGGATACGGCGGCTCTCCACCTACCACAACGTGGCCATACCCAACGGTGGGGATGCCCAACGGATCCGGCTTCGGTTCTGGCTCGAAAGACTCGAAGTGCTTGATGGCCTCTACCATGATGTCACGATAGAGATTGTTATCGTTAGCTTCCTTAATCAAGCGACGCAACTCCTCTAGCCCACCATGAATCAGCTCGGCATACCGGTCGCGATAATGCGCTAATATATCGAATAGATCCATGGTCAGTTAATCACTACGCGGTCAAACGGATCATATATCTCCGTCTGACGCCACGCCGGCTTGACGTGCATCTTGGTCTTATACGGCTCCAGCGCGGCAACCGCATCAGCCAATTCACTCATGCTGCGATTAGTCACGGCCGAGACTAGATTGTCGTACAACAGCTCAATTGGCACGCCACTAGGAATGGAGTATAGCGTGAAGTTGAAACGTATCGTGCGCGCGTTGGGATCCATAACTGGCGGCTTAGTACGCACATACGTATCATGCACTATCTGACGCGTGCTCGACATTTTGCTCTCCCTCACCGATTAGCCTTGCCATTACATTATAGATGCTTCGCAGCACTAACGCAACATTGTCCAACCACGCCTTGTTGTGCTTGGTATCCAACGACATCATCATCGACAGCGCCTGCTCATTGCCCGCTAGTGTTCCAAAGGCGCCCATCAATTCATCGACATGATAGCGCTGTTTAGACTCTTCGTCTAAGTTAGAGTAATGCAGCTCGGCAATATTGCGTGCTATCCCAGCGCATATAGCGGCTGCCAGGATGGCGTCTACGTGGACTAGCTCATTACCCACGGAAGTTGCCCCTAATCCACTCACGCTTGGCATGGCGGTAAAATCTACGCACGTCATGATGCCACGCTTCGCGATCCTCGTCAGATAGCACACTCCAAATGGAACTCACATACGCACGGATAAGCTTGGCGCGTCTCCCGCTCATAGCACACCTCCTTGTCGAGGAATATATCATCTCCGGATTAAATCGTCAATAGGGGGTGTGCTTGCGTTATAAAAGAAGTGAGGGTATATCAACAACGCCGAGGGAGGTGAAGTGATGATATACGATCCTGACCGGACGTCCGACGACCGCCTGGCAGACCGGGCGGACGATGGATGGGTACGCGAGGGCGATGACGACAGACGGTCATCGCCCCGGGACGACCGCCGGTAACAAATAAGGAGGGGAAGGGGCCTGGTGGGACTACGGTTCTGCCAGGCCCCGCTCTCTCAACATTTCTAGCGCTTCGTTTTTTAGCTGCCGGATACGCTCGCGACTTAACATGCGTATCTGCGCAATGTGCTGCAGAGTCTGGCGCTGACACCCTATTCCGAAGAAGCGCCGGATGATGTCACAATGCATCTCCGGCAATTCATCAATAGCTTTCAGCAGGGCGGGGTCTAATACTTCAGCAGGCTGTTCACCGTCGTCACCGTTGACGTCCTCGGAAATAGTAACATCCTCCGCCGACACAACCGTGAAGGCGTTTTTAATCGCCCCTACAATCTCCGGCTTTATCCCGCGCTGCTCGGCAAGGCGCTCCTCCGTTAAGGAGTAGTCGTTTTGCTTTTTAGACTCGGCGTCGAGATCCCTATGCAACGCACGCACCATGTTGATTTGACCGGCGGGGACGTGAATCATCGGCACCATCTGATTGAGGTACTGATGTATCCTATAGTCAATCCAGTACTTAGCGTAGGTGGTAAAGCGCGTCCCGTTAGAAGGATCGAAGCGATTAGCCGCCTCTATTAAACCCTCAATAGCGGCTCCTATTACGTCCTCTCGCTCTGCCTTCCACTTGGTGTTGAACTCGCCTGCGATCTTGATAGCGAAGCGCATGTTGGCCATGACGAGATCATCGCGCGCGGCTACGTCACCATGCTGTATGCGGCGTCCCAGTGCTACTTCTTCATCTGCCGTAAGCAACTCGCGCTCGCCTATGGCGTCACAAAGACACTGGCTCATATCATTCGTCGTCGCCACGCCACGCCTCCTCAGTCGCCGCTAGTATCGCCTTTGGGTTTTCCAGAACGGGTTCACGGGCGGGCTCGAGTTCGGTATAATATACCACAGCCATGATGCGCCCCGATTTGTCGTCGAAGAAATACTGCACGTCTTTGGAGATATCCAACAACACATTGGGGTTGTTTAATACCTCCTCAAACTCCTGGCGGTGGGCTTCCACTATGAGGTTAAAGGTCCTAACGCGTCGCCGACTAGAAACCTTCATCGCCTACCGCCTTGATTGTCAGCCATGGGGTGAGGTTGCCCAGGAGGGATACCCATGCTATTCATGTAATCCACAAGCTGCTCGTATACTACCGGATCAGACTGTTGCTGCTTCCTTAGGAATTCATCACGCTGATCCGGATCCCATCCAGCGAGAGTCATTGCTATGTCATAGATAGAGTTGCCGGTCTGCGCTATAGGGTTCATATTAGGCATCATGTTCATCATGCCCTGAATCGCGCTCTCACGCTGCGCCCTTAGAGTGCTCCACTGCGCCTGATTCGTCCTATCCATGAGGAATAGCTGCTTGGCCTGGTCAGCCTGCATCTGCAACATCATCATCTGATTGAGCGTGTTCTGCTGCATCTGCTGCTGCATGATAATCTGCGCAGCTTGATCAACGGTCATGCCTTGACTCATCATCTTCTGGATGTTACGCACTAGCTGATCCGTCATGTCCTGCTGCTGAGCGTTCATCTGCTGCACCATGATGGCTTGCTGGTCTTCCATCAGGCTGGCCTGATGGCTAGACTGCGCTGAGGCTATCATATTCATAGCATCAGCCTGCATCTGCGCCTTGGCGATGTTTTCAGCCTTTAGCTCTGCCTGCATGTCTTCATAATTCAAACCCTCCATCTCGATCAAGACTTTGGAGGGGATCATCTGGCCGGCCACCATCTGGAATATCATCTGCTTGTGCTGAATGTCATCCAGCATCTTGAACTCGCGCATCTTGACTTCGCACTGAGCGTAATTCAGATGCGACTGGATGATATCCGAGCTCCAGTCGAGAAACTCCTGAAGCTGATCTCTATGCGTCAAGAAGAAGTTCTCGATAATACGCAACGATATCGTGTTACCTGCCCAGGTGGCCTCTCCCGCGATTAGCCCACGCGGCAGGCCGAAACCGAGAAGCATGTCCTCCGTAGCTGCAGCTACTTCTTGAGAAGGAAGGAATGCGCGGCCCTTACCGCCGAAGTATATCTCCTGAACAGGTATTGGCGAAAACCCTATGTAGTTAGGATCCTCACGCTGATGCTTAAACTCCTCGAGGATAAACGACCGCAGGCGATCCTGCATAGCCACTGCAGAGGCATAGTCGGTATCAACCGGAGCTAGCATCCTGAAAGGAGTGATATGCTCGTTAGCCACAGCCTCGCTAGCGCGTTTTAGCGTGTCTAGGAAGTAAACCGTCTTGAAGGCGCATATCAGCAGCCCCTTACCCCACTCGCTATGCACATCGGTCGGGCCTTGCAGCTTGAAGTGATAAACGTTGTTAAGCTTGACGATCTTCTTCTCTCTAATAGCATCTAGTACCGCCATGGGGGTTTCATTGATGACATCCATGTCCCCTTCTTCAACGGCTTCAGTAAGCGACGACGGAGGATCCCAGTAGATGTCTTCTTTTCCGCTCCACGGATACGCCTTGATGCGTATTAGATTAATAGGCCACGTGCGCACTATGAGATCGCGCTCGTTAATGCGATGCTCGTCAATGGCGGAAAACACAACCTTGCTGCCACAGGTCGGGCATGTTCCGTTGAACTTGTTGCGCTTGTACGTCAAGTCACTTATGGCATTAGCGCTATAGGAATCCGGTATGATTTCCTCGCGAGGACCTTCACCTGATATGCTAGTCCCCGCCATGAGTGTGTCATCCGAGGGGAAAAGAAGAGTAGTATCTTCACGCTCCTTGCGTTTCTCCTCTAGCGCCTGCGTCAGCTCCGCACGCCGAGCTTCACACTTAGGACACGAAAACTTGCGCTCAACGGGGAAATTAAGCGTGACGACGCAGTTGCCGTTGATGAATGCATCGAGGCCGATAACGATAAGGAGCCGCTTGATGCGCATGACCTTTTCAAATACGTTGCGATAGCGATCCTCAATCGCCGTGGTCTCAGCGTTATACTCGAGATCCGTAACGGCATACTCGGCGAGCTTACTGATGGCCAACCTGACGATGGGGTTGGTATAGTAGATATATAGAGCTAGATCGTGAAAGTCTTCTGCCTTTTTAGGCATGCTAGCCGTGGCGAGATCAATGAACGGCGTTTTGTAATCCGCCGTCATCAAGCCATACGAGTCTCTCACCTCACTAAGTATCGACGACATACATCACTTCCCTTGTGGCTGCTCGCGGGGCCAGTATCGCTTAGCATCATTGGCGGCATGCTCTAATGCCAACACTTTAACGGTATGCACAGCTACCGGCTCCTCCTCTATCAGCCAATCCGTTTCTTTGCCGTAGGTAGCGCGCATGTAACCCATAATCATATCGAGGACGATGCTGTCGGCATCCTCTTCAGGGCCGTTTCCGGCAGTAGCCGCGGCGAGCAATTTACGCAATGGAGTGTTTACTAGCGCACCTAGATAACCAGGCAGCCAGAGGAAGCCCTCCTTGTATAGCAATACCGCTATCATCGCGGCTACTTCGCCCTCGAACTGGTTCTTAGGCTCGATGGTGCGCATAAACTCCACGCATCGCACTATGGAAGATGGCTCTGGCGTAAGCAACGAATCCGGCTCTGGAGTTACCCCTGAGAGCGCTAGGCATATGTTGGGGAATACCGCCCAATCCTGCCATGGAGCTAGGGAGTTGAAACATACCCTGATGGCCATGATTTTGTTCTTCATGGCTCGAGGTATGTCATCAAACTTCAGGATATCGCCCTGCTGCGCAGTGGCGTCTTCTATCTCCATCCACAATGTCTCCGGCTCGCAAAAGTGCCACACTTGATCCAAGTGATGATCCAACACCGTCACGATCTCGAATGGCGTTGACGTTACGTCCCGCAGCACATCGTGGAGAGATCTCATCGTTATGCCTTACGCCCCATCACGTCTAGAACCACCGTGCGCTGAGGGGCCGCCATGCACATAAGCGTTCCCTCGGGATCGCTGCGCAGCTTGCCCACCACATCACTACCCAAACGCTCAACCAACAGCGACGGATCATTGACGGCCATGTCGTGCAGCTTGCTGACATCAATGTCTATCCCGCCAATAGATACCGTCTTGGCCGTTTTAATAGGCCAGCCCAAAACAGCATCGACAGGACGCGCAAGGCCTCTATCATGCCAGGAATAGTGCAACTTATTGGCGTGATCTAGGTTGTCCAGCGTAACCGCAGCTTGGGCTGGCGAATACTGCTTACTGGCTACCTTCTCGGCGAGATCGCGATAGGCCATGTAACCATCCATGTTGTTGACCATCGTCGTCCTCGCCATTATATGACCATAGGCGGAGTCGCTGAACGAACGTGCTGCATATTTATGCACACTGGAGTCCTCCGGAATGGTCACGTTCAACTCTTCTGCACGCTTTTCGATAGCTCGCGACATCTGAATCGCATAGGACGCCAACCAATGCCGCGCGTTCTTCTCAACTACCGCGATGGCATGTTGCAACTGCGCTTTGGTGTTGATAGGATAGCGCTGGTAAGTAGCCCCGTTAATGTCTTGATTGATGCCAAAATGCCCCGTTTCCTCCGCGGAGGCCTGCTTCTCCATTATGCTGTCTAGCGTAGCAAGCAACCCCTCCGTCACGGGATAGAAGAAGGAGAGATGCTCGCCCTTTGCATTAGCTATCGCGTTATACCACGGCTCGGACGAGATATCTACGCCATAACGCAAAGCAGCACTCTCGAAGCGCTTTACGATGATGTTAACCATGTTGTAGGGCAAGCGCTTGTAAACCTTATTGAAGGCCGCGATGCTCATCTGCAGATCGGTCTTGCTATTAATGGGATACTTGCGCATCCTGTCGCCGTTGGGCAGAACTAGCACGATGGCAAACTCGGTATCCAACATGCGATGCTGATCACCCGCGTCTCCGCTATGATAGAGAAAATCACGCAACTCGCCCGACGCTTCTGCCACCTTGCGGAAAGCTCCCTCGGAAAATTCGGCATCACCCATGCGCTGGAAATCGTATGCATCCATTACTAGATTCTTGCCCTGCATCTCATCCCTCCGCTCCAAGCATTTGCGCCGCCTGGTTGCATATCTCGCGATTAGTTATCGTATCCCAGCAGGGAGCTCCCGGCTGAGGCTCGTCTTTCTTACCACGCTTCTCCCAATCGCTTATTAGTATAGCGCATTTTGAGCAAGCGTCGGAGCCATGGCAAAAACACGGCGCGCAGCTATAAGGGGTGAAGAATGAGTAAACATTATCGTATTGCCCCACACGCAGTTCTGGTGGAATGACATTGAACAGTGCAATGGTTGGGATGCCCATCGCTCCCCCGAGATGAGCCAACATGCTATCGGGGGCGACGCATAGGGAAGCGCGCTGGCATAGGGCAACCATATCATAAAGATCCGTCTTGCCGGCCCAGTTGTGTATTTTGGGCATCGGCTTGGAGTCGCGGCCTAGCCATTCGAGATTACAATCCCTAGGCCCGCCTGTTACGATAACGTGTACGTCAGGCGCGAGGGTTGACAATGCATAAACCAACTGCGCCGACCTGCCGATAGGCAGTGATCTATTGATATTGCTGCTCTTGAACTGATACAGCAAGACGCGGTCGCTCGTTTTAATGCCATCCTTGCGTAGCCGTTTATCTAATCCCCTCACGGCACCCCTAGGGGGGACTAGTTCGGGAACCTTTTCCTCCCGAGTGAGATGAGGCAGGCCTAGCCGCTCTGCGAATACATCACACCCGTGTAGCGTCCTCGCTGGCGCCCACGGAAACTCTATGGCATCATAGAAATTGGCGATGTAATCGTATTTTTCAATGGCCAAAGCCGGCGATGGGATGGATAGCGTTTCGTCAACATAAGGCGACATGCTGCCGAGTGGGGTGTATTTCTTGCGCGTTGCCAACCCAATGCGGACTGACGGCATAGCCTTCTTCATGCGCTGTATTAAGGGGAGTATCATAATGATATCACCCGCCCCGCCAGTCCTCGTAAATACAATAGAATCCGTCGGCTTAAGCTCTTGCCCGGAGTATTCTTCAATATCAGCCAGGCGCACATCAATACTTGACAGGGCCTCAGGACACACCTTATGTGCTTGCGCTTGCATGTTGAGAAGGTCGTACCTGGAGTAAAACATCTCGCGCCCTTCGTACTGGCGCATTGATGCATCAAACAGCTTTGGGTGATACGACAGCATAGTAACCACGTACATAAAAGCGCCTCCAAAAGGCGGCGGGGGGGGGGGCTAAGCCCCCCGCGCTCACGCTAGTCGCTACATATCGTCACACGCTTCGACATCATCCCCCAGACTAGTCTCCACCGGATCGGGCCCCTCACCCGCGGCGTAATACATTCCCTCGTGAGCTGGCTTGTCAGGGCTTATCTTAAGCAGGTATAGCTCCGGTAGCTGACGAAACAAGTCGTTAACCCTGCTCGCAAGCCCATCGTACGCTACGCACTCGTCTTCGTCCTCGTCTTCGTCCT